TACCGATTCGTATCTATGAGGATTTAGGAGATTACCGTAGAAAAAATGTACCTGATATTATCGTATGTTGAGCAGAGATGGTGGGCTGCCTTGTGTCTGGCCAGACACCGCAAAGTGCTCGGCGGCGTTTGACCTTGACACATACTGCACATCACAATTAAACAAAGTATAGTTAGGAAAAATTACGCAATGATACTCTTTTATATAGAGTTATTCATAATCAAGTCAACTGGTCAAGCCCATATGTCCTGTCCTCACGAAGCCCAGATGCCCGCGCGCGAAAAACGTCGCAAGAATCCTGGCGGTCCTAGCCATCGCGGCCGTCGTCCTGGTATGCGTCATGCAAACCGATCGACGTCTCGAAACGGGGACCATCGCGTGCAGCGTGATCGCTGGCGCGGCCGTGCTCTCCTTCTTCTCGTGGATCACCACGACCACCGCAAACAACGCGTGCCTCAAGGCCACAATGAAATGCTCCGATCTCGAGTCCATCCAGAAACCGGGCGCCCAGGCCATCAATTGGATGGTGAGCTTCATCGCCCTCTTCGTCGTGCAAAATAACACCTCGTTGAGAGGCGATCTCGATTTCTTGAACAGGTATGAGGATAGACGAGACGTCAAGGACTACAGATATAAATGTCCAAAAATGAGTTTCGTCCTCCTACTCGCCCGCGATTTGGATAACGGGGTGTCAAAAGCGAACAACGTCCCATGGCATACACCCGCGTGGAACGAAATATGGAGGCGCGTGACTCGTGATGGGCTCGTCGCCGCCGGAAGAAAGACTGCAGGGCAATTGGGATCGTCTAATGTCACTGTCATATCGAAGTCGTGGAAACCACCATCGGATCAGATCCCCGTATACATAACCGGAGGGCGCGAGACCGTTCGCAGGTGGATGACACAGTCCGAAACACCAAACACCATCATTCTCGCACGCATTCTCGGCAAGTATCAGTGTGACTCCCGCGTTACAGACGAAGACCTCCGTCTTAATCTATACGGTGAGTGGGCATCGATCGAGTGTCCCGGGTGCCGGTGCACGGTGTACACGAAGCGCGGGGTGACCGACAACGTTATCCCCCATGCGGTCCGTGGGTGGCACGTCGAGACGGCATACCTGGATTTGTGCCGCACCGTCCTCGATCGCGGTCAGAATAGACCGGATCGGACGGGAACGGGAACCAAGAGTATATTCGGACGCCAGATTGAATTCAACCTCAAGTATGGTTTTCCGTTGGTGACGACAAAGAAGACGTTTTGGAAGGGGATCGTCAAGGAGCTCATCTGGTTTCTTCGAGGAGAGACCGACGCGACCATCCTCGCCAAGGACGGTGTCAAGATCTGGAACTCGAACACGTCTCGTCACGCGCTCGACGCTCGCGGCCTGTCTGACTATCGCGAGGGCGACGCCGGGCCGGTCTACGGATTCCAGTGGCGTCACTGGGGTGCCGAATACGCTGGTTGCGATGGACCGAGGACGGGGGGACACGACCAACTCGCCGCGTTGATTCGGACGCTGAAATCGTGCCCTCAGTCTCGACGGCATATTGTGAGCGCGTGGAATGTACAGGATCTCGAGATGATGGCGCTTCCACCATGCCACGTCCTGTTTCAGTGTTACGTGTCCAATGATCGATCATTGGACTTGCACCTGTATCAACGGAGCGTCGATATCGGTTTGGGTCTTCCTTTCAACATTGCGTCGTATGCCTTGTTGACGCATCTGATATGTAACCTGGTAAAGTTACGTCCAGGACGCTTGATTATCTCGATGGGTGACGCCCATATCTATCGAGATCATCTCGATGCCATCTCGGAACAAATCCAGCGGATCCCCACGAATCCACCGAGACTGATGATTCGGAAAAATCGATACGAACGTCTCGACCAATTCAAGGAGACGGATATCGACATCACGGGGTACGAACCGAAGGACCCGATCCGGATGTCGATGAGTGTGTAGATATCATTTTTTGTCATTATGATCTGTCATTTCAATTTCAAAACAACTACTCCAACTACCACAATTATCTTTCGAAATATCTTTTTTGGACAAGCACCGCCAATTTTGCAGAATTAGCGTCGCCCATTCGCCCGCCTTGCAGAGGCGAGGAAACAGGACCCAACAATGAACGACATCGATATGAATGATACACGAACTCGTACAAACCAAGATACACAACGCGATGAAGAGCCAAGGAAAATTGATGTTATTTGTTTTGTGAAACCGAAGAACAGCACAAAGAGCACCACGATATTTGATTTTATGTCGCTCGTCAGCGAGAAAGAGTCGATACAAAAGTCTTTCAGATATCGTCCGTCGAGGATTCCAGACCCATTGGCGTTGATCGAGGAAGCTCGGAAGAATGCAGGATTCAGGATTTTTGAACACAAGGTCGTGATTCCCTTGATTGTGGTCCGAGAATCGACTGATTTTGAGACTATCGAGTATGGGTCGGCCATCATGGACATGACGTTCGGGACGATAAAGAGTCGCCCAAAAATGATGACGTCGGTCTGCATGAAGTCGAGAATTCTTGCCATTCTGCAGAATACCGACACCACCCGGATTTGCAGAAGGGAATATACAGCGTTGTTCGTCGGACTGAAAGATCTAGAAGCAGCCATCCTCATTCCATTGCAAAACACGTTTATGCGCAATCGCGAACGGAGGAGGCCGCAAGAAGGTGAGGGCTATATCCACGAGATGTCTGACAAAGTTGCGCGATTCAAGGCCCATTCCACGTTGGTGGCGCTGAGGCCGTATATCCACGAGTTTGACCCAGACAAAATATTTGCTGTCAAGACGAATATTGTGATCGGAAACGAAGGGAAAATTACAAAGAATCAGGTTGCTGTATCCAAGATTTTGTGGCGCGGTTTATTCAACAACCATCCCATTTTGATGGGTCCTCAAATTTTGGAGGAAGTTTTCCAGGTTCGCTCACGCACTAGACCACCACCACCACCACCACCTTCGCGACCACATCCCAGCACCGCCGGAAAAAGTATAGATCCACTGTCTCCTCGAGGGGGGGAAATAGAAACGATCGAGAATGACACATATACGAATTTATTGGCGAGCATTGAAGCTCGATCGGTGGATATCGGTAGACCAGTGGTGGACTTTCTGAAGACATTTCTGTCGGGATACGTGGAAGTCATGGAGCCTTTCTTCTTCATGTATAATCTGGAGCATCTCATCGATCACCCGACACCCGAGGATGTGTTGTTGGAGAATCTTCCGACCCTTTTGGACCACGAAGAGTGCTCTACATTGAGACGGCACTTGGAACATCTCCTTCCAACGATACGAGATGAAGTTCATGTCACCTTGGAATAAGTGCACGTATTTGTATCGCATTTTTAATCTTTTGTAACCGCATGAGTAGCAACGGCGCCCTCTTACAGTTACTGTTGCAAGGGGATGAGGATATCAGTATCCACAGTCGAGATTTCCTCGCTGTGAAACCCTTTCGACAAGTGTTTAAGAAAGTGACTCCCTACTCGATCGCCACGATAGAGATGGATACTGCGCAACTCCCATCATCCGTAACATATGGTCAGACCCTCCGTTTCCTGGTCCCTCGAAAAGGTGATCTTCTGACATCGTTGACGGTCCGAATGCGGGTGAAAAAAACCAGCCAGGTCGGTCTGTACCCGGCCGAGGAACTCATCGACTCTGTCACACTGATGATGGGTAAGCAGGTCATCGAGGAGCTCACGGGAGAATATATTCGCATCCACAACGCCATCATGGATACACCAGATGCGAGAGACGCGAGGTACCGTATGAGCGATTTCGAGGTGGCCGATGAGCAGGGCACGGAGAAACTGTTGTATTGTAATATTCCGCTATATTTTACCCACAAGGGATGCTGTCTCCCGCTCATCACACTGCAGTATACGCAACCGGAAATTATCATCAAATTCAAATCATCCGTGACTTCTTTGGACCCAACGTTCGAACCACGGATTACAGTCACAGGGGAGTACGTTTTCCTCGATGATACGGAGCGAGAGTGGTGGGCGCGTCAGGAACACGACATGTTGTTTCCGTACGTCCAGATGGTCGAAGATCGTGTGGATATCCAGAAGAGTCGATTAGAGCGAAAATTCACACAGCTTGGGATTCAGGTTGGTGTCCCCAATGTGATCAAGGGACCAGCAGCCGACGTCCCCGGAGGCATCATCATCGATCAGGGAGGAAGCAGCGGATTCACGTACATCACCCTAGTCGACCCAATCACGCACCCTGGAAACTCTCTGATTCTATACGATAGCGGTGATAGCGCCTCGACGTTCAATATCAAGGCGGCCCTGTTGCTCCCCAAGGACGGTACTAACGGTGGAGGCATCAGTGCCCTGTGGGCACGACGAAGCGGTGATCTTGGGTATGAATGTGAATTCATCCTCGATCCCGGTAACCTTCTTCGCATCAATATGTATAGAAATGCCCAGCGAATCGTCACCCTCAGCGATACCAGTGTGTTTACGTCAGCGATGACCAAGGTGACCGGCGACTCGTCATCCTTTGACATTCGTAGCGAGACGTTCTCAGCAAACAATCCAAACATCGATATCACAAACTCTAATGAGTATGACGTATGGATCGATATCGATATATCTCATTCATTGTTGGACTATTCCAAGATGACGATGACGTATTCGATACAAATATACAATGCAGCCGGCGGCGGCCGATTAAACAACAACACCCCGGTGAGCGAGAAATCCAAGTTTGTCGAAGTGAGCGAGGGATATTCGGCGGTGGATACCCTTGGAACCTTGACGCAAATGGGGTTCGCCGCAACGTCACAGACGTTTGAGGCCATCGTGACCAATATCGAGATGAGTACCACGCAGGTGGAGATTTTACCCATCGACGAGAACCTGACGCAGAAGAAAACGCAGATCTTCACGCGAGGACCTGTCCGTTTCATGGCTTGGGTGACAACTCCATCTGACCCCGAGGACCAGTGGGCCACTTTCAGCACGGGAGGTAGAGGTACGTACGTGACTCGATATGACCCTCTGGACTCAGCCCAAATCCTGATTAATAACAAGCCGCGGACGGACATGGAGGAAGCCTCCTATTTCAGCGTGTACCACCCCCTCGAAACGATCAAGAAATCCCTTCCAAGCGGGGTGCACATGTACTCGTTTTGCCAAAACCCGTTGGACTTCATGCCCGACGCCAGTATGAATTTCAGTCGAGCTGGATCCGTCACACTCTATCAGAGATACAAAAAGTGGAGCGACACAGCAACCACCCTGGCGGAATTACGACCATCGGAAACCTTTGCCACCGCCAAGAACTTTACCAGGATTCGCATCTACATGGTGGGATACAATGTGTTGTTGCACCGCGATGGTCAGGTGGCCCTCCAGTGCGTATGAAGATCGACAATTACAATCTTTCCAATGGTAATCACCATGCCATCGTTTCGAATCTACGTGATTGCGCATTCCGAAGACACCCTCGAGCGTGCGAGGCAGACGTATATCGATCCGATCTTCTGTCCGATTCTTCTGCCCCAGACGGCATACATGGAATCACACATGTACACGGAGTGGTTGATGGAGCACGAGGACTCTTGGAGGGACGTGGACATGGTGGGGTGTATTTCGTACAGCGCCATCACGAAACAACCCAATATTCTCAAGATGTACGACATTCTCGAGACGGCCATGGCCCAAGGCGTTCCATTCGTCGCGTTACTGTATCGCGGCGACCCATTGGTGCAGACGGCAATCACGTGGCACACAGAAGGGTTTGGGGACGCGTGGAGAGCAGTGTGGCATGCTCTCGGATATAGGGACGATCTTGTCCTATTCGACGATTCACAGATTCACAGCTTCTACTCCAACTACTGGGTGTGCACGCCTTCCTTGATGCGTGAGTATTGCGACCTGATGCAACGTTTGAAAACCATTATTGATACCACTCCGGTGCTCAAGGACTGCCTGTGGAAGGATTCGACGTACCAGGATCGGGGTCCGGACATTGCTAAGATGCCGGAATCGACACGGATGCAGCTTTTTGGCGTCCCGTATTATCCCATGTTGGGATTTGTCTGCGAACGCATGCCGTGTCTGTGGTTCAGTGTTCTCCAGAAGAACACACCATTGAAAATGATGATGATGCGCTGAATACTGTACCAGTAAAATGTTGTCTACACCGTACTATGCAGTACGAGTCTTCCATTCTCGTGATTGACTCGTCCACACGAGATCCTGACCTCTACCCATCCTCGGCCGAGTACTCCATTCCCGTGGGCAAGGTCCACGGTCTCTGCGGTGCCGACATTCTCGAGGCCTCGATTCCAGGATCACAGTCAGGCGTTTCCGAGCGCAATAATATCCTGACCTACACCATCGACAGCGATGGATCGATTTCGAGCGTCAGCGTTCCCCCCGGTACGTATACTGAATCAGAATTGATTGCCGCGATTCAGGCCCTTGTCGCGGGCGATGGTTTAGTGCTCACAGTCATTGATCACCGGGTACGGTTCACACACCCAACCAGCGATTTTCGAATTTTCCTGAATCGTCCGTCGTCTATCCACGGATGCCTGGGTATCCACACCAATGTGCCGTACGTCCAGTCTGTATCACGCGAGTATGCGCCCCGTGGCAAGATTGACGTGACCGGTGGGAGCCGTTACATTCGCGTCCAATCCAATCTGGCCATTCACGAGCACGTTCCAGATGTGTGCGAACCCGGAATGGGTCTGTATATGTTGAATCAGGACGCTGCGCTGCCTTGGGTCAGGTACCCCACGAGACTATACGACCGTCCAAGATCGGTGAATAGCATCAGGATCCGGTTGGAGAATCCTGATGGCTCGTTATACGAGACAGGTGATATCGACCACGTCCTAGTGGTTCGATTATGGATCGCCTCAAGCGCTACCGAGTCGCTACAGACACCAACAAACCAAGCAAAATGATGGCCACAGCCACAGCCACACCAATCACCATTTTTTCAACGGTACTCAGTTCAACTCGGTCTGTTGACCTGGTATCCGCTTGTGTGAGTGTTATTTGATCAGCGGTTGTCACCTTTGCGGGAGTGGTTGTCACTACATCTGTCACGGATGACAATGGTGGTAAGGTGGCACCAAGTGTCGTTGTGGGCACTGGAGGGAGGGTATCCATGAGACTATATCTACTCTAGAGAGAGATTTTATTTCCTGTTGTTGGTCTTCTTCTGAAAAGCGTTGGCTCGAGAGTCTTCAAAGGTGGCCCTTAGATTGGCATCGTTGTTCCACCTTTTCTTGGCGGCCAGAGACTTCTTCTTATATACCCATCGCCCGTCCTTGGTCTTGATGAAATCGTTAATGGTCAGACCACTGCGAGTTTTATATGCTCTTCCGGCGATGACATCACGACGATCACCGATTGTTTTCATTTATGCACGACTAGTATGATCTCACAATAAAATATTTTTCAGGAAGTGGAATCGGAATCGGTGGACGAACATTCCGAATATTCGGACACGGTTAATGAAGTGTCTGACGAGTCAGACACTGTGTGTCCTGGGGATGGACGATACTCGGGGTCGATGTCACTGGATTCGTCGCTCCAGGGCGTCTCGTGTATGGACTGGGGAGCCACGGGAGGGCGGCGCACCCTTCTGGAGACACGGGAAGATCGTGGTACGACTGGCATAGATGTGTTACAATATAATGACCCTATCAAACTTTTTTAGCGTCAATCACGCGGTGCCCGTACTGACGAGGCATCGCGGTAGCAAGCAGAAACATCGCAAAAATGGCGATCCTTGTCCAACGGAGAACGCGAAGGCGAAGAGTTTTCATCATTTTGAATTAAGAAAAGAGTGTAGAAGCATACCCGTTTTTGAATTCCACCCAGGTATAGCCGACCACAAATACCTTGACAACCACGTCTCGTGCTGGCTCCTTGAGCTTGATGTAGATATCACCCTCCCGGATGTTCGAGTAGGTAAATGTCCCCGTGGGCTGTAGGATATTCGGGCGGAGTGCAAACGAATAGAAAAAGATATTGTCATCGACACAACGCGGTGCGTGCATATAGGGCACCATCAACCTAAAATAATCAATCGGTTCCTGACCTTCGGTTCGATCGTTTCCATCAAACCTGATGGACGCAGACTCGATCACATCAGTATAGGTGAAATAGCGACCCTGTTGAAGATCTACGGTTCTGTAGGCAGCAAAGATGATGGCTTTTGTTGGAAAATTCATTTCTTTGAGCGATACAACGACGGTATCGGTTGCAATAACTTGATTCAAACCATCCGGACTCGACACTTCTCGAAAGCTGTACCCCTCGGCATCTCGAACTGTCTCGATCAACATGAGTTGCGGCTCGTTGATGATACGTTCCTTTTCCTCCTGTTCGATGAAGACATACTCATTCAACAACCGGCACTCGAGCGCCACCGGCTCGACCCTCCCTGAGAACGAGGTGACACAGTTCTGAAACGATTCTGTTTCGATTTCCAGGTATAGAGAGGACGCGGGTGTCGATATGAGAGGCATGAACGTCTGTCGCTCCCCACGTCGTTTGGAGGTGAAAACTTTCAATGGAACGAAAATCACGTGCTCTGTGGTCACTTTGAGAGCGTCCCTTCCGCCGATCATCTCGCGAATGGCCTCTCGTGTGCCCGTGGTTTCATACATCTGCTCATACAGGTCATAGTACAATCTCTCCGAGCTGTTGAGCTCGGTATCATTCAATGTGAGTCGAATGTGTTTTATCAGAAGATACCCTATATTGGCCCTCCATTCATTCTGGGACGTGCCCCCGATGCTGCTTAAATTGGGCAGCGTGATTTCGAGGACGATATCACCGAGTAGATCCCCAGATCGCTGGATTTCCACGCGGTTAATGGCGTCAAACGTGAACGGAGAAAAAGGCTGCTCCTTCACTTCGATCGCGCCCCTGGTCGGTCGCAGTCGACGGAACCGTGTGAATGGGTTACAGTGTGGTTGCTCCTTGTTGTCCTCAAGTTCGTAGAGGTACTTGTCTTGCGGACCCAAGGCTTGGGTTTGGAGCAGGCCTCCAACACCCGGTATCTCGCGATTCTCTGCCATTCCTATAGAATGGCAGGGATTCTTTTTTCGAATGTTTTTAAACTACGAGTCTACAATGATGGCAATCAACAACGCACCGAGCAAGAGGACGGCAATCTCCTCGATTCCCAAGTGAATGTTGAGTCCATGGCGAGGTTTGGCCATACTGGATTGGAGATCACGGACCATATCCTCGTCCATGAGACGTACCAGTCCACGGACACCTTGGCGTTCGTAGACCGTGCGCAGGTGTGCGTGACAGGCATCATGAACGTCAATGGAGGATGGTGGGTGCACTGGCGCATACGCGGTCGACATATAGGGATTTTCGATGCGTGGAGAGGAGACGTTGTGAGATTCCCCGATGGGCGCGTACCGCAGCATAGATTTGGGCAAGAAAATATTTACAACAGTCGCCCAAAAGCAATAGACGCTCCCAACGCCAAGGTCGTAATGATGAGCGTCCTTGGTATGTTCGAACGCGACGCAATCGACGATACCAAGGTAATCATGCCGGCGGCAGTTAAGAGTTCGGGAACATGGCCTCCGGATCCGACAATGAGTAGGGGGAGTGTGGCACCGAGCACGAAGCTCGCAAAGCTCGAGACAGCCGCGCGACTGGGGTCCTCGTATTCGAGGCCGTTGTCGCGCGCGGTGCTCACGGAAGAGTACTCACCGAGCGACATACTTACCGCTCCGGCAAAGGTGGCCGCGATTCCGGGAATGAGAGTATTCTGTGTTCCTCCGTGACTGAGTAGCGCGAGGAGCATGGCGGTAATGCTGACCACGCCATCGTGGAAGCCCATCGAACTGGGTCGTATCGTCATGGTGTACTCGGAGATTTAAATTTGAATATGCTTACAAGGTCACGATGGTCTTCGATCCGCGGCCACCTCCACGACCTCCCCCACGACCTCTCCCACGTCCTCGTCCAGCGGCCGGGACCGTTTTGATCTGTAATTCACCATCCGAGGACGAAGAATCGTCGGATGGATCGCCAGATGACTGTCTGGAGGCCGACGAATCTGACACGATATCAGACATTCTGTCATCTTCTCTGGGACGCTTGTCGCCTGGTTGAGGATCTCTGGACATCATTGGAGGTTGTATAGGATCGGGGGTACCAGATCCGAACGGCATGGACGCGGTTGGACCGCGCATTGGGGCCCGTTGGAAGGTCTGTGGAGGTCTAGAGGTATCCTGGGGTGATGGTGGGGGTGGGGTGTTGTTCATTTCCTGGACCTTTGTAGAGCTCGGTGGTGCCTTGGCTCCCATCATCGATTGGAGCAGTCCACCGAGTCCACCTCCTCCCGGTTGAGAAATCGACTTCATCATCGATTTGGTCACGTGGAAGGAAATGGCGCTCGAGACCAACATGAGGAGCAATTGTAATTCCGGTGGCATGGACGCGCGATCAGCATACTTTTCGTAAATGCGAGACAAGACACCATCGAATGAATCGATATCGTCCTGCACTTGGGACGACCATCCCTGGAGTTGGAGATCGAACAGAGAGTATCGCTCGGTGAGGACTTCCATCCCGGAAACGGCCAAACACAACATACGCTTTTGGAAACGGAGTGATTGCGACAGTCCCAATTCGTACTCGACTCGCTTCAATTCGTTTCGCAATTCGCGAATATTGGAGTCGATCGTCAAGTTGCGGTGCACTGGCATCCCACTTCGCTTGGCCCTGGACAGCTTCCACAAAATATGGCTTTTCTCGTCGTCGATCGACACGAACCCGGGGGACGGAAGGTCCTCGTCTGGTTTGTCGTCCATGACGTACTCGCTCATCGACTTATCATCACTTCCGTCCGTCAGACTATCGTTGTTCCCATCCGTTAGGCTGTCGGTTTCAGATCCTCCAAACGGTACGCCTTCCTTGACGGGATTTGCGAAATCATGGAGCATATCGTGTGCGTCGCTCGTGCGCGTCGCTGTTGGTACCGGTGCTTGAGCCGTGGGTCTGGGTGGGGGAGGCATACTCGATCGCATCACTGGTGTGGGGCGTATGGGAGGTTGAGGTCCTGGTTTCCCGACCAGCGGTATTCCACCGCCGGTTGACGGCTTTTCAATACTGAACAGACTGCCGCTCGCATGCCCTGGTCCAACGGCGACATTTTTATTGGCGTCGCTCGAGAGGTCGATGTTCATTATTGAAAAGACAAAGTATTTTTTATGATTGTTTCATGCACTGGCGTCTCGTCTTATTCGAGGCTGTCACGTAAGGCCCCAACCTGTCGACGGCTCCTTTCGTTTCGTCTGTATCGCCGGATTTTATTCGTTCAGAGGGGTCATGGCCAAAACAATGATAAACCAGGACAACAGCACATGACTGGACTGTAGAGCTCGTGCGAGTCTCGTACGAGGCTGGATATCCCCCGTCATCACGGTGCTCTGTGTGTGTAGGGTGTAGTATGCGATGGTCGATAGACTCGAAGACGCACCATAGCGGAGGTCAAAATGCTCGTCGAATCGAATGACGAACGAATACAAGCAAAAGAAGATAATATATAGAAATAGATGATACAAGACGACGCTTTGTAAAAAACGGTTGGTGATGATCAGGGTCGCTGAGGTTTTGACCGTCATCACTGTTCTTGAAGTTTCGCAACATTATTATTTTTGTGCTCGCGGACGAGGTCTTCCCAATCTTTGGGAGTACAAGACCCTATTCGTCGAATGATATCCTCGTTTTGAAAGAGCGTGCTCTCGAAAACGTGTCGCTTTCCAGTGTGTAACAGTTGTTGTAAGGTGAGCCACATGACGTTTCGTTTTTCGATATACAATCGCGCGATTCCCTTGCTCTGCAGAAACCCGATGGCCTTGCGCATATATTTTGGCAGACTGTAATCAAACGGTATTGAGCACACATACATATAGTACGGGTGCCCGTTCTGCGTGCTCCCGCGCAGCTGAATCGAACTGGTTTGGAGGCGGGCGAGCATTTGCTTGGCCGTGATGCTCATACGCAGCGTCTCTTCCTCAAACTCACGAGCAGCTGTGAACTCATGGCAGCTCCGATCCGACCTTTCGGCCTTGCCTCCGAAATCAGAGACCGCGACCGGATTATTGGCATCGTCGCTTCCTCGAATATCCTCGCCGACCAGGAACAAGAGCTGGTCGCCAATCCAAGCGATCGGTAGAACACCGGCGCTGTATTTCGTGACTCGTGGAGTGGTCATGGTATAGCCTGGAGATTAAAAATCTCAACCAATCCTGGCAGTCACCACGCGCTTGGTAAAGGAATCGTATTGAATGGTGAGTCGATCTCTACGGAATTCGTAGGCGAGAGGTTCGCCAATCATGATTGCGCGCACTGTCAACATGGGAAAACTGGTCATCACCAAGCGCACCGCATCGTCTAACCGCAGGCCTTGGAGACCCGGGAAGTGTGCTCCCGGGACCAAATAGTATCGCTGGTCCTGGTATCCAAGGTCCAATAGGGGGACGCGTTGATGAAGAATCGTGATGCCATTCATTTGGACCATTTGTGGTTGTTGTGGTTGTTGTGGTTGTACGGGATCTACTGTAGCAGCAGCCGCGGTTTCGACGGGTGTCTCGGTGACGGCTGTGCTTTCCAGAGCAATTGTACCTTGCGCGCGTACAGACTTGTCCTTGTCGTCTAGAATCAGTGCCGCCGCCGACGTGATACAGACGCAACAGACGATGAGAGCGATGACCGTCCAGTTCATGATGGTGTAGACCAAGATTTTATTTCCTGGGTATCATCAGGAACGGTCAATCGTAGACGTATGTGTTTCATTTTATTTTCATCACCTTTTTGATCGTTTGGATGATTTTCTTCATTCCAGTGTAGCGTCGATCGTATTTTTGCACGTTAAGATCACCATTCGGGGAACTCTTGATTATCGGTGCTGTCATGTCATCACGTTGTTTCACACAGAACGCTGTGCAGAAAACAGTATAGTTCAGGTCGCCGTAATCGAATGTGGCAGTACGTGGATCTTTGATGATCTTCCCGTTAGAATCCATCAGGGATGGTGGAAATGCGATGCCTCTTTTGTGACTGAAGCAGTCCGCATTCTTCACATAGACGGACGTGCCTTTCTTGTAGGATTTTTGCTTCTTGACACATCTTTCGTTGACCTTGAACTTCTCGGCAATGGATTTACGAGTCTCGCCATCACACGTGATGAGGAACTTGACGTCTTGGTGGTGGACCAGAAAATGGTAGTCGAGTCCAGGCGCGAGGATAAGGACTATCTTATTTTCATTCTTTTTGCACCCCTGAGAAAACTTGATTGCTCTCCCACCCAGGACTTTCAGATCCTCTTCAGTCCTTTTGACAACCTCGTGGCACGTGTCCAACTCGAAGGGCTCCCCCGTCGAGAGGTCGCCCGGTTGGAGTTTAAATGGAGTACCATCTTGGCGCAAAAGCCCGATACTATACGCATAACAGTTGTTGGAAATAACCCCACGAGGTTTAGAAAAGCCGTTTTTAACGCACACGCGCATTACAATACCGTAACAAATTAAATCTGTCCGAGATGACACAATTCTCATTTCCAAATAAAAATGCAGATTCGGGACAGGGCGAGAGCGATGCTCCTCCGACGCGCGCTCCCTGGAGATGATGACAAGGTTCGCCGTTTGGAGCGGTCGATATACAATTGGATCATCCGGACAACACGACGCGACCACGTCCCACAGACCTGGAAGCATCCGGTGTTTCGAGATCGGTATACCCACAAGGTGATGAGCATTGCTTTCAACCTGACACACCCAAAGAACCCCGGACTCGGGGATCAAGCGAGACGAGGCGATATGGATTTCGATTGGTTGGTAAATGCACAACCACGCGAACTGTTCCCGGAACTGTGGGAAGATGTGTTTGAGAGAGTGGCATACAAAGCGTTGAGAAAGCAACTGACGATAAATGTGGAAGACGCGCCAGACGGTGCATTCCAGTGTCGAAAGTGTAGGTCCAAAAAGACCACATTTTACCAGATGCAAACCAGGTCTGCGGACGAACCGATGACGTGCTTCGTCCAGTGCTTGCAGTGTCAGACGCGATGGAAACAATAAGTTCGAGATACGAACATACGTCCATATTATCGAATCGTGATTTTTGTAAACTTTCGACGCCTTGTGTCGACATGTGTATATGGTACTTCATCCACGTCACCGTCGAGTGCCTTGGTGATCACTCGGTACACTCTTTCGAGTTGTGTGCACAGTCGGGGCGACCATCTTCGAGGAGGGGACGGATTGAACCGAACAATATACACCTCGTCGAAACCCATACGTCCCATACGCTGGGCGATGACGTGTTCTCGATATAGCTCGTGGGATGAGTTGTACCGCGCGTGGTCGTTTTCATCGCATTCCGCAACGACGACACGACCACCTTTGGTGAAGATAAAGTCTGGACGAAACGGTGTTCCGGGAAGCATTTTGTTGTATATGAAAGCGACGCCCCTCTGCATGAAGAATTCTCTGGCGCGGTGCTCATGACGCATAGAAAAGGGCATACTTCCATTTATAAATACCATATGTTTTAAAAACATGGAATTTTACGTCGTTTCGTGGGAGTGTAAGGACGTAGCGTCGCCTTCACCCCGTTGTGAAATCATCGCCTGGGCCAAGAGCCGCGAAGGCAAGGACTTTTGCGTCCGCATCCCGTGGACCCCCTTCTTCTATGTCCACGTCCCGAACAGGAAGCAGGAGTCCTCTATTGCCGCGCGGTCCTTTGCGGTGGACCAGATCTTTGACAAGACCAGGGGCCTGAAGCGGGACGCGTGTAAAGTGGTGAGCAAGAAGCCGTTTGTGGGTTTCCGGAACGGAAAGACCGAGTACTTTGTGCAGGTGGTCTTTGAGACGTTGCAGGCGTGGAAACGCGCCAAGTATAACAACAGCTCACAACACACGCTGTACGAGGCGGCCATGGATCCACTGATCAAATTTTTCCACGTCACGGGGCTCACCGCCGCTGGATGGATCACTATCGACAAGGGATCGTATCGATCTGTGGACACCTTCGACGAACACCGGGTATCACGCGAGATGATTTCCGAGATTGTGGTGGACTCGTACACGCACGTGACTGGGTGTCAGAACCTTGAGAAGGAGACCCCACCGCTCGTCGTATGCTCGTGGGATATCGAGGCGTTTTCGGCGAGCGGGGCGTTTCCCGACTCTTCTAAACCCAGTGATCGCGTTATCACCATCGGCGCCGTGTATACCCATTTTGGATCGACGGAACCCTACCTTCGATCTGTCCACGTTCTGGGAACATGTAACGACATCGATAACGTCGAGGTTCATCGGTACGAATCAGAAGTCGACCTGATTCACGGCTTCATGATGGAGACGGTCCAACAACGGACGGATATGCTGCTGGCATGGAACAGTTACGGATTCGATCATTCGTACATCGATGGACGATGTGTGACGCTGATCGATTTCACCACGGGTGAGAGTCAATTGAATATGACGCTGTGGAGCAAGTCCAAGGATCCGGAGAGCGGGAAACTCCTGGAAAAGAAGTTGGCGTCGAGCGCCTACGGTGATAACACGTACCGGTACCACTATACGCCGGGTATGATTTCCGTGGACGCCCTCCAAATCTTTCGAAAGGAGACCAAACACGACAGTTATACATTGGACAACATCTCGAAGCACTACCTGGACGTGTCCAAGATTGATTTGAAGCCGTGGGAAATGTTTGATAAATTCAAGGAAACCGACCCCGCCGGGCGGACGGATATTGCAACCTACTGTGTGCGCGATTGCGAGCTGCCCATCCAGCTGGTGGACAAGATGAATATGCTCAACGGATTGATCGAGTTCTCCAAGGTAACCTCGGTACCCATTGAGTGGCTCCTCCTCCGTGGGCAGCAGATCAGGGTGTACAGTCTGATTGCCAAGCACGCACGCGACAGGGACTTTGTGATTCCCGATATGCACGGTGCCGAGAACGATGGTTTGGGATTCACGGGGGCAGTGGTCCTGGACCCATTATCCGGGGGATATACGCAGGACATTATATGCGCCATGGATTTCGCCAGTCTGTATCCATCCATCATGATGGCGCACCGTATGTGCGGCAGCACATTGGTCACGGATCCTGCGTATGACCACATCGAGGGCATCGAGTATTACGAGGTGGAAGCAGCACCAGGCGTCCAGGTTCGCTTCGCCCAGACGGAGGACAATGTTATTCCGCACCTGTTGTACGAACTGAAGGGACTTCGAAAGCAGGCCAAGCGCGATATGGAAGCGGCGGGCAACGCCTTTGTCCGCGGTGTGCTCAATTCTCGGCAGCTGGCCTATAAATTGGTGATGAATTCGCTCTACGGCGCGCTGGGCGCCAATCACGGTCTCCTGTGCGGTCTGAAGAAGATTAGCATGTCGGTCACGGCCACGGGACGATGGATGATTCACGAGACGAAACGGCTCGTGGAGACGTTGAATCCGGGTTCAAGAGTGGTGTACGGGGATAGCGTGGCAGCATATACACCCATCTTCGTGAGACGAGGCGACCATGACGCCATGCTCACTACGTTTGAGGCGCTGGCATCCACTCTGAGATGGCAGGCTCGCGACGATGGAAAAGAGTATGCCTTCTGCCCTGGATTGGAAACATGGTCCGATTCTGGATGGACAAAAGTCCAAAGTATCATACGGCACACACACCAGGGTCTCCTGATTCGAATTGCCACACACACGGGTGTTGTGGATGTGACCGAGGACCATTCGCTGGTGTTGGACACCGGCGAGATGGTCTCGCCTCGACACGTGATTGTGGGCACCACCAGGCTACTCCATGCGTCAGGTCCTGCGGTTCCAGGTGGTCGGGATATAGGGTATTCACCATGTGATCAAGGTCACGACGTGCGTGTGGCACGTTTTCACCTTAGAAATCAGCTTTCAGCCGCTCATATGTACAAGATTTTACTCCAGTCTGGATACAGTGTATCAATATCAGTAGACAAGCCAGATGTCTTCCAAGTGAATGCCTCACGCCAACAACTGCTGACGAGAGATCCACATGTGATCGAGAACATCGTACACATACCCTACACGGGGTATGTGTACGATTTGACGACCGACAACCACCACTTTTCAGCCGGGGTTGGTGAACTTGTGGTCCACAACACGGATTCAGTACTTTGTATACTCGATTGCGGTGAAAAAAATCGTCAAAATCTCCAGGTCCATTTCCAGGTGGCCGAGAACCTGGCCGCACAAATATCGTCCCGCTTTCTTCCGCCGCACGAACTCGAGATGGAAAAGGCCTACTTCCCCTATCTGTTGGTGACCAAGAAGCGGTATGCGGGCCTGATGTTTGAGCATCCTCAGAAGCCTGGAAAGATTGATATCAAGGGCCTGCAATTGGTGAGACGGGACTCGCCAAAGCTGGTCAAGCGCATCAGTCACGGTATGTTGGAGATCCTGTTGTACCAGCGTTCGTTCGAGAAGGCGCTCGAGTATGTCCAGGGCGAGATTCTCCGTATGCTGCGTGGCGAGGTGCCTTTTGAGGAGTATGTCATGAGCAAGTCGTTGCGCAGCAATTACAAAAACACGAATCTACCACACCTGATTGTGTCACAAAAGCGACAGCGGCGCGGGGGGACACCCTTCCGTAGTGGCGAGCGGGTACCGTTTGTGTTCTGCCAGACCGCCACAGATATGGACCTCGGGATATCACAACGAGCGGAGGATGCCGAGTACGCCAAGGACCATGATATTCCCATCGATACGCTGTATTATATCAAGAATCAGGTCCTATCACCACTGGTGACGCTTTTGCAGCTGCACTATACGCACGCGGAAACCGAGATTCTGAATCACAAGGACATTGCCGATAAAATGCTCGCGCTCCAGCGATTCACGGCCTCGCTTGTGTCAATGTCGAAGCGCGTACGCACCAATACGACCAACAAGCAACGAGAAATTACGAGTTTTTTTAAGCGTGACCCTTAGTAGTATGCATATTGCTTCTGTTATCAGCATCACTATCATCACCCTGGTGGCCATCGCCTTGGTCATGACCCAGAACCGGCGCAGGACCAAGCGCCGGCATACCCTACGACAAGAAACCCCGTTGATCCCACGACCAATCCAGCAGGTTCACGAGGACCTCGTACGCGCGATACACTCCAAGAGCCCGGACGACGCCGTCTTGTATGCCGCTCAACTGTATAAAAGAGGTGTTTACGGCATCTTTGCGCCTCAACCGGACATTGCCCACACCCTCTGCCGGACCATCGTCTTACACGGGACGTCCCGAGACCTTCGGACGGACGCCATGACACTGTTGTATGAACCCATGGTCGAGGAAGTCGAGGGCTCGCCCATTCCTCGGGACATTGCCGATCGAGCTTTGGACCGGTTCCTTACCGCTATCCCTCGAGCACCGGCGCAGACGACTCATCAAATACATCACTCTGTGCAACAAAAGCCTGACGCTCCACCTGTGGTGGTCCGAAGTGACCCTCAGAACAGCCACCAGCACACAGTGGTTGCCTCGACGAGAAAATCCCTGGAATCCATGGACGCTCTCGACGACACAGACATCATAGCCATCGTGGAATCACACATCGAATCAAATACGGATGAACACATTACCGACGAGACCAAGGCCAAGGCATTGCACGCATTGGACTCCATCAACACGATCGAGTCGGTCCAGTTCGGTGGAGTGACCGAACAACAGGTCCTCGCCCGAGTCTGGAACAGAGCCAAGCCAGAAGAACGTGATAGGATTATACAGCAACTTGCCAGCGCGATTGAAAACGGCACGCCCGTCTGTCATACGGGCAAAGTCACGAGGTTGGTGAGTGCCGTCGACAACGTGATTCCCACCTGGCAGGTCCGGGAGATCTTACAGTCCGAGGCATCTCGAATCAGGAGCAGTGTTCTGGACAAGGCGACACCGACCGAGATCCAGGATTACAATGCCAATGATGATGCGCCCCTGCGTCAACGGATGATTGACGAGTTTTCATCCGCGTCTACGGCGTACATGAACAAGGAGGGCTTCGATGCGCACGTTCTTCAACCCACGATTGACGCCATCATCGATCACGGGTTTTAAAATGTCATCTTACATATATGCAGTATCAGGTCTCTTTTGTCGAAAAGAAAAAGACCATAATCGTGGATGAACTGACACCGGGGAATCTCCACAACGGTCTTCAGACTATGCTAAAGAGCGAGACATTTGGTCATCGCGTCGAGAGTGGCAAACCATCGCTCGCCATTATCGTGATCTATAAGCAACCCACCACCAGCAACAAAAACAAGAACAAGAGCAACAACAACAGGACGCGGATTGGTATGTACACCGTACGTACTCAATCGATTTCATATCGTGCAGAACCTGATGGGCGGGTCCAAGTGCTTACCGGAGCGGAGCGAACGCGAATGCTCAACGCATTTGGATCTGCGGGTGAAAAGACTTCCGCATGGATCGGTCGGCCCATTCCCACGAGTGTGAGTTGGAAACACCATTACCTGTATCTTGTGGACGATCGTCTCATCTCGTCGGTGAGCGAGAATGCCCGGAGGTCGCTGCTTGGATCCCTCAAGCTCGTGGACGGTGGTCATCCATCCGCCACGATGTATAAAGTTTCCATCAGTCCAAACGCTAAATCACCAGTAACTCTAACGATGAAAATATTCAGGGACCTCGTTCTCGACACGCTCCCCATAAATACCACCATTTTCCACGGGAATTTCAATTTCCATGAAGTCATGCGCAAGATTGCTACTCGCTCGGCCCTCAAGAAAAGAGGACCACCACCAAAAAAGCCACCACCATCGCCAAAGCGCGCCAAGGTAATGGGGGAAGGATCAAACACCAATAATACTCAACAACAATACCACGCCTTTATCGGGGACCTGAAACTCGGTGCCAAGGCAACGTATACCTTCCTCTTTTATCCCAGCAGCTTTGAAGGGGGACCGAAACTGACCGCATATTTGGCCAAGAAATATCGTGCTTATCCCGTGCCTTTCACACACTCGAAGAATGGACGTATGATTGCGGAGTTAGAAGTCAGAAACGCGTCCACACCGGTGCAGTTCGAACTCCTCCCAGGTAAGAAGAGGGGTGAGAGAGCCAGTGTTTCCCTCCCTGTCCTACCCGTCGCGTGATTTTTTTATTCTCGAGTAATGGTATGACCGTGACGTATCGATTCTTAGCCTACAACACCAGAAAGAGAGCAATCGACGAGGTACGTACGAGCATCCGGTCCGATGCTCCCAACCCTCGAAATCTTCCCCACAATGTTCGAATCAGGCATACGATGACAAATTTATCTCACCCTAAATCAAATGCCAACATTACAAAGGCAAAAGGTGGAGATTATAAACCCATTGCTGATATTTTGAAACATAAACAGCCACAGATTGCTTTCGTCCTGGTTGATATGGATTCGAATGGAAGGTTGACATTCCATCGGCTTGAATCACCCGTCGTGCTTCGGGCAAATCTTAGGTCGAAAAATAGTCCTACTGAGTTTGAATTGGCTCGGCAATTTCATGCTCGGTTCGATGCGGGCCGAAACAAACTCAAGAAGTATGCTTCAGAAGAGAAGTACGTGTGGATGGTTGGGTCTCGCATTCCCACTAACAATGCAACAAGCAATAGTCCGCACGTGATTTATATACTTCATCAACGTTTGACGGTTGTGAATGTACTGAAATCGTTACCGTTATTGGAGTCCATACCAGGGGAAGTCCATTTGTACAAAATAAATTTAAACTTCCAGAAAGTGGATAGATTCGCGACAATACCGGCCGATGTGTTGTTGGATATGATTGGAATTCAAAAATGGAACAATACACACGCAGTGCGAGGTGATTTCCGCTCCGGAATGCAAGCATTTTATACCACGTATAAAAAATGGCCGGTCGAAAAAAAGAAGACGGAAAGGACGGGAAAAAGGAAAGAACTGTCTCAACAAAACAACGGAAACAACAAGACGAAGAGATCAAATCAACCACCATCCAAACATCAGAAAACGATGATGGGGAAGATCTATCATTTCAAGATTGATCCGTCGCAGTACGAGGAAATTTTGATGATTCCTCAGTCATCGTCTATCAGGCTGAGGCGGTACGAGGATGTCAAATATAGATATCGAAATCTCGAGAACACGGCGGAATATATCTACCGTCTAAGCAACAAGACGAAGCAGAATTGGGTCAATCAGATGGAGATCGACACAACTATATTGATTCCTAGATGGATGAAAGTCATCGTCTACAAATCTATTACAGAGGGCACGCTACCACCACCCCCGAAAGGAAAAGTTTTATTAAATAAAATATACATAGTCGTATCGTCGAAAGGTAAGACATATGAATGGTATCCTCACGGGATCCCTCTCAGGACCAATTCTCAGATCGCGGAGAACAACAAAAAGGGGATCAAGAAATTCACATTCGCATCAGCAGAAGAGATCGAGTTTTAGCGACCGACGTACGCCTCGTAAATCGACGGAAACTCGCGTTGAATCGTGTCTCTATATCTTTTGAGGAATCGGTCCTCATGTTGAAGAAGATCATCCGACCACGTGCGATTCTCATGAATGGATTGCACGATGTCCCTGTCCTCCATCAACGGCACGGCGTTTGCGAATTGCAGCAAACGATCGCCGATATCGCCCGTCCAGTGCCCGTGAGTCCGGGTGACACGCACGATGAGGTCGGTATGATTTGTCGACACGGGAATCCAGGCAAAGTGCAGGCTAAACAAATGCACATTGTCGAGGTAGAATCGCAAGCACGTATTCCACGGTGCCCAGAATTGATTCTCCACAATGAGTTTTTTTCCATCAAGAGACGTCTCGTATATGTACTGCGCCTTGTTCTCGTCCTCATCGATGACGACCTTTGGGGCACCCTCCGTGACGCTGAAGGCGTGCACAAAAGACAGGTGCGAGTAGTCGAGGGTGTTCTCGACCATCAGCAGGGGGTTGGTCTGTGGAAACGAGTCCGTGTACCTGAAAATGCGCTGGGAAGGATCTGTGAATTCCCAGGGCCTGGGAATATCTGAGGCCTCGAATCGATCAGAGTGCCACACAATCCCATCAACATCCCGCGTCCGACGCGGATTTCCACGTGTGGTCTTCCCGTGGTATCCGCATGCGATGCATCCGTCCTGGGTGACCTGTCCGAGGGACAATGAGGCGCCTCTATGTGAGCACGCATCATCGACGACCAATGGGGTCGTGGCCTTCCAGTAGAGCGTCTTGTGCTGCCCATGGAGCTGCAACCGTTGTGGCCGGTGGTTTGGTTTCGACACGGAGAGGGGGGTCCAGGAGCAGTGTATATCCATTGTTGAAGTCAACCACCATTTTAAAAATTCAGAAATTCAACGTTCCAAATCAAGGTTAATGTAAACCATTACGTGCTCCAGCTACAATAGTCGCCGAAATAGTCCTTCTCATTGTTGTTATTGCAATTCACTTTCCGCAAGGAAGAACGGTTACATCTCTTCTTTCCGTCGATGTAGTAGACTCCTTTTGGGAGGCCCTTCATTTCCTTTGGAGTCAAGACGCCGATCGATTTGATTTTTGGGTTATACGAGTTCCTCGGCTTTCCACCGAATCCGCGAGACTCAAACGCTTTTTCGTGAATGTCCAGGAGGAGGTACCGTGGTTTCGAGTACTTTTTGCCGTTTATTTCGACAGATGACTTGCAATCGGAGTGGCACCTGTTACAGAAATCCATGACGTGCACGAATGCCCTCTTACCGTCTGGTAAAGTCACTGATAGTATATGGTAAAGGTATTTGTTGTCGCGTTCGTGGATCGCAGCTGGAAACACAATCTTTCCTTTCCATGTTAAAGGATATGCATTGAATGGAATCCCACTGGAACCAGAGCCAGTATTGCTATAGTGTGTTGATATCCATGTCTTCGACGGACTCTTCCAGAGCCGTTCGTCGGATGAAGATCGTAGAACAAAAGAGTTAGTCACCAAATCCATCGTCAAGAAGGAGTCGCCCTCGGGAACTGTATGCAACAACAGCAGTACGACGGAGATAATGAGGATCACGAAGAGAGGTATCATATCAGGAGATGATATAATATTTTTCAGGCTCCTGGGGTCTCCAGAGTGATTTGGATGACAAAATTATCTCAAGAAGATATGAATAGACAAAACTCAAAAAGATATGAATAGCCGTGAGTTTCGAATCCACATCGCCGCCATCGTGTGTTGCCTATCGCTCATCTCCAGGCAGGTCACAGGAAACTCCTTTCCAGGGTGGAAAGAATCAATTCAACTCGAGATATCGAACGTATTCTCATCAAATGTCCTTGTCAGAAGTCCCGAATATCGCAACGCCATTCCCAGATCGATGCAAAGCGAGATTGTGGCCGAGCCATGGACACAGACCATGCGACCATCAATTCTGCTTTCTGGAATCACAGAGGCACTCGATCGGGCCGGTCTCCTAACCGAGGTTGCGAATACAGCGATGCAGATCTTTGATACAGATCCGACAGTCTACTCAGTCGTTCGGCGAGGACTCTCGCCGATTCGGAACGCTGATGTTATCGTGGATGCTGTCGACGAGACATCGACGCTCTTGGGTGTCGAGTATGAGGATCTTGAGGATCCCGTGCGACAGATGTATTTTGCGTTGTTTGCGCGCATCCAGTGAGGCATTTCAAATTCAGAATATTGATTATTCGTCATGTCACCAGAAAACATACGCAACCGTGTGTTTGATGGCCTCACAGAGGCCACATGTAGAACCGCCTCTTTGTACCTTCAGCAAAACTTTCAGGAAGAATTGGAAGCATCGTTTGCGGAGACCGTGCAAGATCGTTCTGGAAAGTACAATGATGATCATGAATGCGTTGTTTTGAGTGTTGTCGATTTCATCGATATCGTCCTGAATTTATTTTGCCATCGACAGCGTGACCAATGACACATTCAAGTTACGAGAACCGCGGAATCCCAGCGCCGTCGTGTACCCTGGCCTCGCTGGGAAATTTTTCGCAGGCCCCGCGGGGGGATACCCAACGATCTCGAATGGAAATATCGGGACCTTGCCTCTCGACGACTCTGTACAGTACGCTCCAGTTGGCGTGGGTGTACAGTTGTATACGCAAATCAATTACAGTACACTGGGTGAAAATTATGGATTTATCGCCATTGGGTACTTTACGCCACCTCGATCAGGAACATACAGAGTGTACACCGCTTCAGACGATGGAAGTGGCGTGTGGATTGGAGCGATTGCATCTGCAACATCTGGCCGAACGACGTCCAACGCAGTGCTCAACAATAACATGGGAGGGAGTCAAGGAGTGACAGAACGGAGTGCCACGGTGTCGCTCACTGGCGGAGTTGCGTACCCGATCAGAATTGTCATGGAAGAATTGTTTGGAGGCGACGCTCTCACATTCTCGTGGTCTGGTCCGGGTATTGCCAAGACGCGGGATCTCTCTCAATACTTTTCGACTGTGTACGTGCCATCTCAGGGTGGGTACAATTATTCCTTGTCAGATGTTGGAAACGACACTGGGCCAGAGATTCTCGTGTCTGGCAGCGGTGCGTCACAAACCTACAGCGAGCACGCCTTCATGAAGGGGTACAGGGTGTCTCGAGCGTTTGGATCGAGTGTATATATCGATCATACAAACGAAGCAACATACAACAGTGTGCCAACATACGTTTTCTCTTCTGGGCCCGAAAGTGGATATATTCCTCTTATAGGACAGATATACTCAGGCTTTCCGAATATCATCGGCTTCCCTGGTTTTTCAAACCGAGGCGGTATGTTTGCGTCGTCATTTGCAGATTATGGCCAGGGTCGAAGCACGCTCTATTGCAGGTACACATTCAACACCGGCGGGCGTGGCTGGGAATCAGATTTTTCCTTGCTGGGTTCAGTGGATATGCGCATCTCGATCCGGCCCCATACTGCTGTGTCCCAATATCATTCGATCGCCATCTTCCCCACCAGTAATTACTGGAGTCCAGGTAATGCCATAACCGGTCGAATTGCGGCGCACGTATACAACAACGGGTCCAACGGATACTTGTATCTGAATGGAGAGAGCTCCAGCAGCAACATATCCTGGACGCAATCGGTCAGCACAGGGTGGTACACGCTGCGATTGGTGCACAATGTCGACGCTGGCACTGTGACGGCGACAGTGTATACAGGAGAAGACACTGTGTCGGGGACTGTAGTTGCCACGACAAGCATCAGCGAGTCACTTTCGAACGTCTACAAGATTGGCATTGGAGGCTCGAGCAGCAGCAGCAGTACAACCTACTGTGCATTCTTCCATAAATTCAGATCATCGAGGGTGGGGTCCTTGCTAAGTTCCACCAATTATGACGCGGCACAGGACGTCAATCATTCCCTGTCCGCGAGTGCCGGGGGGCGAACTGTGACCAAAGCCCTCGCTCAGCCAATATTTGCCCCTGAGATCACAGACTCGGTTGTCCTCATCGCGATTGCTGCCACAAACATCACCGAGCGCAACAGTTTCTACATTCCTGCTCACGGATTCAATGACGGAGAATCTATCTCGTTCCAAGAGGCAGATATAGATTCGTCCCTCCCCCAGCCCCTCAGTAATCTCGAAACGTACAATGTTGAAGTTGTCAACCTGAACAGATTCAGGGTACGAGACGCGACGTTTTCTGCCATCGATTTGGTATCCTATGGCGTAGGGAATGTCACTGTCACGGGGACTGTCGTCAATCCAAACAAAAACAGTGTTTTCTCTCCTGGACACGGCCTGACAGACGGAACGCAGTTGGTCTACAACAACAACAACAATATATCCGTTCCAGGATTGACACACCAAAATGTGTATTATGTCCACAACGCAACGTCGAATACATTCAAATTGTCAGACACCTTTCCGACAATCACCGAGGTAGAAATTACAGGGCCGGGAGAAGGGACCCAGTATTTCACAGTCAACATTATCGGAGCCTCTGACGGTACCTATTTTGTCTCTTCTGTTCCCAACGAGACCACCCTGGTTCTTGACGCGCCGTACAACATTCCCAACCGCGAGTTTTCAATTCCTCTATCCAATGTGAGCACGGTTACCAATACCATCACCGTTCCAGATCATAGATTGCCCACAGGAGCGCCCCTCGTTTACTTTGATAACGGCGATACCTCACCTATCGACCCCTTGGTGTCAGGGTCTACGTATTATTCTATCCGGATTGATCAGCATGTGATCCGGCTGGCGGAGACTCAGGAAGATGCCATTGCTGGCGAGACCAACTACATACGGCTGAATAGCGCCGTGGATAACGGTACTCCACATCTGCTTACTACAAATAGCATCGGAGGCGAAATCATTTCGGTGGATACTGTCTCTATCACAAACGGGTCAAATATCGTGACTGGAGTCCAGACGACCCGTTTCACAAATGTATTCAAAATTGGCGACACCATCAACATTGTCCACAGCGGCGCAACCATTGAGCGGCGCGTGACAGAGGTCTTGTCCAACACAGCCGTGTCTGTTGACCAAGCATACGCTGTAACTGCAACGGGTTTGCAATACTTTTTGACCACTGGACTGTATGTGAAGGCTGACGGGCTCGCCCTGCACCGGCCATA